CAGATACACACTCTCACACAATGAGTTTGCGGTTGCTGGCGATGATTACAGGCATGCCTCAAGGAGAAGTCGAACCTCTTATGGAAAGTGATAGGGAATGGGCGGGGCAAATGCTTCGCTCTGCCGACCACATCTACTGGGAGTTTGATTCTGCACCAACGCTTCGTGATGTTGAGGATTCTATCCTCGCATCACGCGAGCGCTTGGGTAAGGATGTCGAGTTGATTGTGTTGGATAACGCTGTTGATGTCACCCTTGATGGGCAGGATGAGTGGGGCGGGCTTCGCACCCTCATGCGTGAACTCAAGTGGTGGGCACGAGAGACTGGCGCAGCGGTGGTGGTATGCCATCATACAAGCGAAGGTGTCCCTGGAAACCCTTGTCCTCCACGCAGTTCTCTGCATGGCAAGGTCGCCCAGACCCCGAGCCTGATACTTACAGTGCACGGACAAATCGCATCCATGGGTGTGTGTGCTGTCAAGAATAGATACGGACCAGCCGATGCCACTGGCGCTTCGCCCGTGTGGTTGTCCTACGAACCTGCAAGTATGCAGATATTGGACTTGATGCAATCATGAGTGAGAAGTACATACTAAGGATTGTCGAGAACGCGGGCGAGATGCTCGCCAAGCATGACGATACAAATGTTGCAGTACCAACAGAGCCTCTCCTCGAGGACATGAAGCACCACTTATCGTTTACACCAAAGAACTACCTATGGACTATTGGTTGGAGAACCTATGTTTGGCAGGAGAAAGAAACGGGGAAGTTCCAAGAACTCTCCGAAAGTGAGTGGGCAGAACTCTCTTCTGTCGGCACTGTCAGTTACTCCAGAGATGATGATGGAAGCAGTGATGCAGTCGGAGATGCCAGCACAGATGAAGGAATCTCTACTCAATGAACTTCCATCTCTTGTGGAACATATTGATGAAGCGACAAGAAAAGTCTATGACCCTTCCGCAGTATGGCTGGAGTCCATCCAGTTCGCTGATTATGTTAGCCAAATGTCTGACCACCTCATCTCAGACTGTGGATGTGGAGAAGAAGATAAACGGGGAATAGCAGCCCAACTCAAGTTCATCGCTGAGTCCTTCAAGGAAGTAGCAGAGAACTCGATGGAGTTGCTTGACCATGCAGACCGTGCGTTAGACGAAAAGTTGAAGCAGGAATAACTATGGAGATGCCATTCAACTACGCCAAGGATGTGTACGGTGGCACTGAGTACATGGCTAAAACTTGGGAGCGACTTGTGCTACCCCACATGGTCAACCTTGATAAGTACCTCTGCATGATTGCGCCTGGACTAACACCCAAGATGCCAGCAATCATCGAGGATGGCAGGGATGTTGTGCTTTGGTTGCACAATCTCAAGACTCAGTTCAATGCAGCCTATGTTGAAGAAGTCATCGGTAAGCCAGAGTTTGCTGAGCGCATCAAGTATGTTGTGGTCCCCTCTATCTTCCACAAGATAAACACTGCCAATGAACTCAACCTATCCTTGGACCAAATCCATGTGATACCCAACGCCATCTTTCCATTGTCGTTTAGACAGGATAAGTTCGATGGTATTACATCTGGTACCAAGCAGATTCGGATTATCCATACCTCAACCTCGTACCGAGGTCTGCCTATCTTGATGGATGCCCTCCGTCATATCGAGCATGACTTTAGGCTTGAGGTGTACAACGACTACAACCCAGACATCCACTTCAAGGGTGACCAGTCTGAGATTGATAAGCGTGTCCGCTTCTTCTGGAAAACCCCACGGGCTACGGTCATGGAAGCGGTGGAGAACTCACACATCTTTGCCTACCCGTGCATCTACCTTGAGACATTCTGCCTATCGCTGGCAGAAAGCATGAGTGCTGGCAACCTGTGTGTGTATCCAGACTTCGGTGCGCTCGCCGAGGTGGGCGATAACAACGGTGTGGTCTATGAGTACGAGGACAACATACAAGAGCACGAGATGATATTTGCTTCTGCCCTCAACCTTGGCATCGAGAAGATACTCAAGGGTGAGTGGAATCCAGAGGAAAGCATGAGGCATGTAAACGAGAACTTCTCCTGGGAGCGCATTACCCAAGAGTGGATTGACTTCGACAGAAAACTTTAGGAGAAACATGATAGCCAAGAACGACACCGTGGCAATCGGTTGGTGCGATAACGGTCTGACCGATGGCAAGTTTACCGAGGGTCTGATGACTGCCATCATCGCTGGACCCAACAACGGTATGCGTATCACGACAAGTATCAGGGTGCAGGGTAATCAGATTGGCAGACAACGCCAAGTCCTTTTTGACCACTGGGCTGACCACATGAAAACAGACTGGCTATTGTGGGTTGATTCAGACATTGTGCTGACCCTTGATGCCATGGCAAAACTGTGGGCAACGGCAGACAAGGTGTCTAAACCCGTGGTGACTGGCATTTACTTTATCTCGAAGGAGAACGAGGGGGCTTTGATGAAGCCCTTTCCTGCCATCTTCCACAATGTTGGTGAGTTCGAGATTAGATTCGTGCACCCTCTGCCCGAGAATCAAGTCATCGAAGTTGACCAGGCTGGCTTTGGTTTCGTGCTGATGCACAAGTCGGTCATCACCAAGATGCGAGAGAAGCACGGCAAGGTGTCGTTCTTTACCGAGACTGCTGCAAGTAATGACGATGACCACTTCGTAGGCGAGGACATTATCTTCTTCCGCAAGATGAAGGATGCTGGCGTGCCACTGCATGCACACACGGGTGCGCTGGTCAAGCACATGAAACGCTTTAGCCTTGACCATGACTACTACAAACTATTCTGGAAGGAAGCCGATGAGCCAACAAAAGAGTAACAAGAGAAGGGGTGCAACATTCGAGATTGAACTTGCTGACTGGTTTATTGAGAACAGTCTAAACGCACAACGCTTACCCCGAGCAGGGCGTAATGATGTTGGCGATGTGTTCGTACCAGGGGTGAATGGCATCTACATTGTCGAGGCGAAGGCACCACGCAGGGATGGGCGCATTGACCTATCCGGCTGGATTCGTGAAGCAGAGGTAGAGGCACTCAACTACAAACTACAAAAGAACTTGGCAGTAATGCCAGCACCCTTGGTCATTATCAAGGCAAGCAACCGTCCGATTGGAGATGCTTATGTCGTTCAGAGGCTCAACAGTGTCCTCCCAAACCTCTAAGCACGACATCGTTAGAGTCCTTGAGCACTATGGATTTACCATTCCAAGTAACCGTGGTGGGTGGCAGTCGGTTCGATGCCAGTTCCACAACGACCATGTAAAGTCTGCCCGTCTAAACATAGACAACGGTGGCTTTCGCTGCTTTGCTTGTGATATGGCTGGAGATGTTTATTCGTTGATTATGAAACGAGAAGGAGTAAAGTATGGCGAGGCTGTCAAAATCGCAGAGAGAATCACTGGAGAGAGCCACGGAGAACTACGAGCAAAACCTCGGAATGGTTCTCGAGTACCTGGCGAGTCGCGGTATAACGGAGGAGACGGCTCGTATGTTCCGCCTCGGCTTCGTAAGACTTCCGGAGACGGGGCATGAACCTTACATCGGTAAGTTAGCCATCCCTTACCTCACGCCATCAGGTGTAATCGACATCCGCTTCCGCAGTCTAAACGCAGATACCGGACCGAAGTACATGTCTCGACCTGGTGCAAGTACACATATCTACAATGTCAAGGCACTCTCGAGTGACAGTGATGTGCTCGTCATTTGCGAGGGTGAGATAGATACAGTCATCGCTACACAGGTTGGCTTCTCTGCAGTTGGCTTGCCTGGTGCTAACAACTGGAAACCTTTTTACTCCCGTGTCCTTGCGGACTGGGAAAAGATTATGCTCGTCTGCGATGGCGACAATGCGGGACGAGAGATGGCTAAGAACATTAGCCGAGAGTTAGACAATGTGTTCCCCGTCTTTATGCCGGAGGGTTCCGATGTGAACGATGTGTACCTTGCCGAAGGAGCAGATGGATTGCGGAAACGGATGGGTGTTTAGACATGGCTAAGAACTCATCATTTGATTTGGACTTTGGGTACGGGCGTAAGGGTGAGCAACTGGTCGAAGAGTTGTTGACCAACGGCAAGAAGGTAGAAGTCAAGCGGGATAGAAAGTGGTGGGTTACTAACAACATTTATGTTGAGGTTGAGTGCTGGTATTTGAGCAGTCAATCGTGGGAGAAGTCAGGCATCATG